CAGCTTGCGGCATCTCCATGGCAGGAGTAACCGGCGGTATCGTTACCTGTGGCTGTGCTTGTGGCACTGCCTGCGCTACAGGTTGCTGCACTGCACCAACTTGCTGCGGTGCAACAGGCTCTAATGGTGGAGTGACGGGCGGAATAACTCCGCCACGTGGCGGAGTTTCCGGTGGTGCTTGTACTGGTCTGGTGCGGTCTGCAATAGCTCCGACAGCGGCAGGACCCATTGAACCGACGGCTCCGGCCGCCCAAGAATTTATATACTTATTGATATTTTCAGGAGAGAAAATATCGTAGTTAGCATCAATTGTTTTGATCGCAAGGCCGTTAATAAGATCTTGCGCTACCTCAGTCAGGCCTTCTTGTGCGCTTACAAAAGCTGCTTTAGCGGCGACCTTGGAAGCTTCTTTTGCAAAGCCTCCGCGCTCTAGTGTTTTTTCAACAAGCTTCAGCCTTCCATAGCCACCTAATTGACCAAGTATTTTTGATGGTATGTAGCTCTCAAGTAATGAGTTTGCGCCACCAGATACAGCAGCGAGGCCAGGGTCCATCTGCCCAGTAGCCTCATAAATTTCCCTAAATGAATCTGGCGCTGTTTGTGCGTAAGAAGTCCCTATGGTTGCGGCGCCTGCGCGGCCGGCTAGCAATCGACTAGACGCGGCAGCAGCCTCACGCTCTGCCAGTGCAGCAGGCAAACCTCGCTGCAATCCAGCCTTCATGGCTTCCTGACCTGCAAGCTTGGCTGCGTTTCGTGATGCAAACGATGCTGCGCCACCAGGAAGTAATGCCGTTGCTATTTGAGGAAGCGCCTCTCCAGCCTTCTCTATACCAAATCCGATATATTCGCCAGGACCTTGGAGCTTTGTGACATCCGTGTATTGCGTAGGAAAGTCTCGCTCTATCTCTGCGTAACGCTGCTTACCCTTTTGTAAAAACTCTAAAGCCTTATCCTCTGCCCCGCCAAAGCCTAGCTTAGCAAGTGCGGCAAGCCCAAGGGCCGGCAAGTCATACATTGCACCAGCGCCCATCTGCTGGACTGTCCGCCCGGCGGCGGACTTGAACAGCTCACCGCCTGTATACGGAGCTCTGGCGCTAGGTTCTTTACCGACGCTAGATGACTCGACAAGCCTTCTTACGACCTTTTCGTATTCATCTTCTCGAAGGCCATCGGGCAGGCTGACCGGACCTACGCCAGGTATCTGGAATATCGGCATTTATCTGCCCCTTATTTCTTACCGCTGGCTATCGCTTGAGCTTGTTCTTTTGTTATGACAAGAGGATTCGAAGTTCTAAATACATCAAGTACTTCGTTTGTGTATTTATCGAGAATCTGCTTCCTGCGTTCAGCATAATCCTCTTGGGCTTTCCTTGATTTTTCATCTGCGCCAGAACGCCATGCCTTTGGAAGCTTAGTAGAGGACCAGAACATTTCATCAGTTCGTTTGTCAAACTCATTATCGAGCCTCTGCAATTCTGGCTGTGCTCGCTCGATAGCCTTCTCCCGAATGTCCGAAAGAATTTTGGGAGTCATGCCGCCTTTTGTCTCTGAGGATCCAGCAACTTTGTCCGGCTTAGTTAGACCCTTGACCTCAGCCATGATGCCAAGAGCATCTCTCTTAAACTGATTGCGAGCATCAACAGCTTTCTCTTTGTAGATAGCCTGCTCTTCTGCGTACTTGCGGGCGCTTTCAAAGTCCTTACGTTTCAGCGCATCCTTGTACTGCTCACCAGCCATACGAGCCTTGAGCTCATTCAACTTAGCTTCTTTGTTTGCAGCTTCAATTCCTTCCTTCGTACCTTGGTATCCCTCAAGCATTCCGGCAATGCCTGCGCCAAAGTCACGGCCCGTGTATCCAAGTCCAGCAATACCAGCCTTCATGAAGGCGCGACGACGGGCTTCTTCAGGGCTTACCTGTTGGCCAGCAGCTTTGGCTAGCTGTTCCATGATTGGACTTACCTTATCGGGATAGCGCAGTAGATTCCTGGCCATCTCCTCATCCTCAATCTTCCGCCTCTCTTCCGGGCTCATGGGAGGATTGATCTCTGGAGTGAAATCCTTTGCAATCGTTGCTAAGCCACCAAGGGTTGGAGCAGCGGGAGCAGCAGGAGTGGTGGGCTGTCTGTTTGCAAGAATAGCGGCAATTAAATTATTAAGCTGGGCGTTCTGACCTTGTGTTTGATCCGCCGGTTTTTGCTCCGCAGGTTTTGCACCTGGCGCTGGCGGTTGTTTAGCAGCCTCTGGATTTGCTTCACGCAATCTTTGCGCCTGCTCTAATGCGCCTGATTGCACAAGAAATTGATACCGATCACGATCAGCCTGCATCTGCTTTTCTTGTAGGACGCGCCTGCGCCTTTCTTCGTCTGCCGCCAAAGCTTCATCTGATGACCCACCAAACTCAGCACCGACGCCACCACCAAACTGAAACGCAACAGGACCGCCCTGCGCCATACCAGGAACAAGCGCCCCAAGACCTTGTTGTGGTTGCTGCATTTCAGGCTGAGCCATAGGCTGTGCCATGGGCTGCATGGGTTGACCCATGGGTTGCGGCGGTGCAAGCAACTGCTGTTGTAGCTGATCAATGATGGGACCGGAAGGCTTTTGCTGCTTAGCTTCAAAGTCCTTGCGGATACGCAAACGCCGATCCATCTCGGCGGCTGCAACAAGCGCTAGCTTAGGATCGTTACGGTAGTTAGGAAGCTCTTCATCAGGAAAGTTCTTGAAGATATCCATTGCCTCAAACAAGTTAATGTCTGGGGCTAGGCCCGGTTGAGCCATGGTTGTAGTCATCGCATTCCTCCGTACAGCAATCCAGCAAGACCAAGCGTTTGCACAAATGGGTTGGCCGGCGCATTGTAGTAAGACGCCGTGGGCGACTGCTGCTGGCCAAAGATAATTGACTTATAAGCCTCTGCCTGCGTTTGTGGATAAAGACGCTGCTTTTCAAACTCCTGATACATCAGATCAAGATCACGCTGGCGCCTTGCCTCATCTGCTAACCCAAGTTGCTGCAAGGTCTGAGCCTTCTGCTGTTGAGTCGCAAGGTCTTGTTGGTAAAGCTGGCCTGCCTTATCAAACGCCGCGGCAGACCCCTGCATCTGAATATTGCCAAGTTGCGTACCTAAATTACGCATGGCCTCTGATTCCATGATCGCTTGGCGCGAACCGCCAAACGCACCACGTGATGCAGCCTGACTACGTAAGTTAGTAAGACCCGTCTGATAATCGCGCACCGCCGCCTGCTTGGCCACATCCGTTACCGCTTGCTGGTAAGGATTCATATAGGCCTGCATGACACCAACGTTCTGGCCACCTACATTGATGTTGCCAAGAATGCCGGGCGCCATGGCGGTTTGCTGTGCAGCTTCAACGCCTTGCTGGTACAAGCCGGATGTCTCCGCTGTCCTTGGCGCTGTGTATGGCGTATAGGGTGTATAGGCAATCTGCTGACCCATGCGATACAGGTCAGAGATATACGGAAGTTGATACTCTGGTGCGCTTTGCGTAACAGTTGTTGAAGGTCCGCCCAGGCTCATTTGACCACCTCTTCAGTTAAGACTACGCCCCGCTCACGCATGTTAAATACACGCCGCCAACCGGGTCGTCCTTGGATCGTAATTGCATCACATCCAGCCTTCTTTGCATACCAGCGTATAGCAGGCGCAAAGGCAAGCTTGAGTTCCTCTAAGCTACCGCCAGCAAGCCAGCAGTTGTAAATCCTTTTCTGCGGGTAGACCCGAATCTCTGCAATAACCGCTGCCTCTAAACCCGGAAGGAAGATGGCCTCCCCCCTTAATACAGCAGCTTTTACATCATCTAACGAAAACAAGTTCCCTGCATGATCAAGCGCGGCCTGTAGCCACTGGCTACACCTACCCCACTCTTGATCAAAGGGTGTCATGCAGGCATCACCTTACTTGGTTTAACCGCAGGCGGCTGCTTCTCCGTTCCATGCCTGGCTTTACGTACACGCTCCATCATTTCGTACAACGCTTCTGCCCCAGCATCGGATGAACCATTACCAAGATCTGATACCACATCAGCAGGTATAACAAACTCATTGCGTGCCAGACGCGCTGGCTGATGCTCACCGGTAGACCCACCATCAATAAATGCATGGATGTCATCAGACATACCATCGCCAGGCCCTTTGAGATAGCGACCGGCTGCCATCATAAGATCGTCCATTGACCCGCCTGTAGCACCAGCGACAACATCAGTACTGGTGCCGCCTGCCACTGTGTCCGTTCCGGTTCCGCTTGCCGCTGTATCAGAGCCAAACTGGATGCTTGGTTGGGTGCCAAGTGTTTGATACAAACGCTCCAAACCCTGGGCATACCCTTGCTGCCCAGCCATGATCTCTTCTTGCGTTGGGCCGTATCGTTTCGCAGCTTCCGTAGGATTGAACTGGAAAGGATTGGGGTTAAAGAACAATGGCAACCCAACCATGGGCTGGTAGATGTTTTGCCCAGATGCAGACTTCTGTGGAGCTGGCTGAGGTGGAAGCATGGGAGCCGTGAGAGCACGGTTATATACCGGGGCTTCTTTGTAAACAGGCATCTTTACTTCTGGCGGTTTGTTTCTCAGCGCGGATGCTAGTGCAGCTATGCCAAATCCTAGCGTTGCTAATGCTTTGTCGCCACCCGTGGAGCTACCAGAAAGAAAGCGCGAAAGGATATTTGAGTTAGACCCCGTGCCGCCAAAGATTGACGACCAGTCAGTGCCTGACGTTGCGTCTCCAGACGACACCTCACCCTGACCCTGCTCAGAGTCGCCGTATCCAAAATCGTAATTGTACTGGCCGCCATCGCTCATAATTTACTCCACACAAGAGCCCATTTTATTGGGTTAAGTCATAGAAGGAAATGGATCCAACACCATCTCCTTTGGTTGCACCAGATACAGTCCTTACGCCTAATGTATAAGTATCACTTGTGCCTGAGATTGTTGCACCTAACTGGAGATCCCAGTTGTAACCTGTGGCCGCGGAAGTATTGACAGTGCCGCCACTTCCTGTTGATGTAACGTAATCCGTTTGGACAATGGTCCCACCTGTCATCGCTGTAGCGTCTACATCATAATCAACATTAGAATCAGACGGCACGGTTGCCGCCCAAGTTGCCCCGGTAAGCGTCGTGTTTTTTATCAACGCAACTTCATAGTTCTGACTAGTTAACGGCAGAAACTGTATGCGGTTGGGAAGGACCACCGCCCCTGTGCGGCCTGAAGCAAGACGAATGGAAACAATTGGATAAAACGCTGCTGTATCAATATTGGCAAATGATGTGGTCCGTCTTGCCACATGGTCAATTGATGTTTGTTCAAACCCACCTTCAGATACAACTGAGCAGCATATGGCTTTCATGCTAGCTGCAAGCGAAGTTGACGTGCTTATTTCATACCTTACCGGCAGAATTGCCGTGGTCATGTAGACGTTAGAAATATCGTTTGCATTATTAAACGTATGACAAACAATATATTCACCATTAATAATGAACCCGCAACGAATTGATCCAACCCCCAACCATTCAAAATCCATCCAAAGGATTTGTGCTTTGCTAGTGTCAAGCGTCAGGCCCGAGGCGCCAGAGCCATCAAGCTTGTCACCATTCCAATCCTCTTGGTTTACTGTGCGGGCGTCAGATACAGATCCTGTGACATAAGATCGCAAAACAAATGAATAGATCCCGTCTACTCTTTGGAAAAACACGCCATTCTGTGCGTTGAAGTAACCCACTCGCTGCGTCAAGCTTAAGTTCTGGCTGCTATCCATGACAAAGGTTGCAAGTACCAACAATCCTTTGCCAGGCTGATATGGAAATGAACGATACGATTGACGAATGACTGAGCCAACACCAGAGCCAGTGACTTCCATCTTTACGGCTGCTTCGTTGGTTAGGAACGATGTCGTCCCAGTACCCGTCGTGGAAACATCAAATTGATTATCAGCAGCGTATCTATTTTGGCTATCAAATAATGTGTATGGCTGGCTTACACGCTGTCGGCCAAACGCATCAAAATACGTTCCGGGTAGTGTTACCGGTAATGTAGAGGTGTTGGCCATAAGCAAGGATAGGTAATTGTTAAGCCTGTTGAAATACAAACGAAGTACGTTGTTTAACTGCTCCTGATATTGTGGATTCCATTGTTGCGGTGCATACGGGAGGTTCGGAGCTGCAACTTTATCTAATTCATAATTAGACGTAACGACATAGGTCATGCGCCCCTCCCGGTCGCCCTACCGTCCCCACGGATGTCAATTCTTGGCGATCCAAGCTGCCAAGCGCAACCTAAGTCATTTGACTCTACTTTGAAAATCATCTGGCGCCCACGGACTCTCACATAAACCTGACCCGTAAATTGCTCTATGGTTGTCGTTGACGTTCTTGCCACACTTGCAGAACTCGATCCGCCAAGGGACTGAGGACTGTTATACCCAGAGCCTGAGTTCATCATGGGTATCAGCGTCATGGTTACTTGCGGATTGGTATTAAATGCGCTTGTGCCATTAAAGGTGATATCCGGCAGGATGCGGTACACAAAACCAAGATTATGTCCGTCTTGAATATCAAACTCGGCTGATTCTATGTACGCATTTATAGCCTGCGGTACACCGCTGACATTATCGTCGTTACCAAATTCATGGTTAACAAGGTTGTTGCTATACGTAGCCGCCTGCGGGTAATCACGAAGACCTGCGTCAAACCATGCAGTCCTTGCCATATTCCCGTAGTACCAGATATTTTCGATGTAGTTGTACACCACATATCGGTCTATTGTCTGCGATGACTGCGACGCATAGAACCACCACACCTCATTGAATCCCTCAATGGTCCCTGAAAAGTAAGCCAAGTATTGCGTGGGATTTATATCTTGGAATACATATTTACGCAGGTCGCACGGAAGTGTCTGGACCCTACCATCGTATTTGTAAAACTTATCAACACCCATCCAGTACACAACTCCTGAAGCAACCGATGGTGCATTTGGACCAACGATGGAGATATTGTCACCCAGTAATTGAGCCCCCCAGACTAGAGGCGCCCCAAGGTATTGAAGCGAATACAGCGATGTATCTGTCCATACCAATATCTCTTGGCGTGTTTGCACCGCAGCAATAATGGTAGAACCATGGGATAGCCTTAAGGACCCCGCTTGGTTAGCCGCGGACGGAAGCCAGTCTGTAACCGACTCTTGGTCCGACCAGCGTATGAGCATAGGATCCTGGACGTCTGTCCCAACATCGTTTGCCCCAAAGCAAAATACAAATCTGTATATATCCGATACAAACACCAAGTTTTGAACCACAGGCGGATCTGTTGCCCCAGGTAGGGTCTCAATACTGACACCTCTTGTGCCAAGGCCATTTGTCGCATCCCAGTAGTACACACCACCGCCACGCGGGCCAAAGACAAGATCTTCGCCAAAGTTCATGGCTGACCACAGACGCAGCGCATCAGGAACAAACGTCCCTACGCCACCCCATTTGCCAGAGCCCCATGCGCCAGCACCCCATCCCACTTGGGCCACTTGATCTTCTGGGCCGATAGTAATTTGATACGTGGCTCGAACATCAGACCCACCGCCAGTGGTTGTTGATGAGGCTGCTGTGCTTGTGGTTACCGTAAAACTATTAGCGTCTATGACGGTTATGGAGAACTCAGCGTTCATGTCCAAACCAGCAACCGTCGTGGCGCCCGAGAATGTCACGTAGTCACCCGACTGGCCACCATGATCTGTAGCAGTAACGGTTACTACATTGCTTCCATTGGTCGTTGCAAATGGGTCGGTGCCGAGTAACCTGCCGTTAATAAAGTACTGTGCAGTTACCGTGCCGCCAGCCCCAGACACCGTGGACGTTGCTACCGTCGTTACAGTAATAACGTACGTATTAGCATCTGTTATAGACGTAATGGTGTGTCGCGTATTGATCTCAGCAGCAGGTATGCCACCTACCGCGGATGAGCCTGTAAAGTAAACAAGCGAACCAGCTTGAGCCCCATGCGCTGTATCGCTCACCGAAATAGTGTTTTGCCCGTTGGTTGTAGAGAACGGGTTTGTTAGCGTCGTCGTGTAGCTGTATCGCCTGATAGGCGTAATGTCGTTATACGCACCACCACTCTCAATGTAATACTTGGCGCTTGTACCAACGCCCATGAGGTTGTTGGCAGTTAATGTCACCCAGTTCCAAAGAGACCTGCAAATACCTAGGAATGTGTTTGCGGAAATCCTAGCCCAGCCGCCAATCTTTTCAGGCGTGCCCTGACGGAATCTAACCTTATCAGAGACATACCACCCGTTCTCGTTTGTGTAACGTGTGTTCTCTCGGTTGACGCCAGGCTTGTAGAGGATCTTGGATAATGGCACGGCTCACCTCATTAGGGCAGCTTCAGCAGCGCGACGACGGGTAAGCCCGGGTAACACTCGACCAGCGGCTTTATTCCACAACATGCACTGATCGGCTGCACCATCCCAATCCCCCGCATCAATACGCTTTTTGAACGTGGAAACCCGATAGTTCCCTAGGCCACAATTGTAGACCCAGCTAGTCACTGCGGCAATCCGCCTTGGTAGCGCCGTTTGTATGGATGGCGACATCTTCACCAAACCTCGGACAAAATACTCCACATGATGATCCAGTGCGTCTTCACACTGCTCCAGTGTCCAGATAGTGCCGGGGTTGATGTCTGGCCCGGTGGCTCCCCAACCAATTGTCCAGGGGTGCCCGCGGGTTCCGGGGTCAGGATAGGCTTGAACTCTTCCATCAGGCAAGCGCTTTGCCAGCCCTTCAAAAGGCTTAATCAGTACATCCTTGCAAAGCTTCTTAGCCTCATTCACCGGATTTCTCTTTGATCAGTCGATTGACATGCTCCCAAAGCGCATGGATCTGCCTATCGTGGTCCTTCTCCAGATAGTCAAGCCGCGTCTTAATGGTCACGGCATAGACGGCCACGCCAACAAGCGCAACCCCCAAGAACCAAACTCTTGCAAGGGAATCGATCAGGGCTTCCATTATGATTTAAAGCTGTTACGTTTTGAGCAGTTTTCAGTTGCCGGTATTACTTGCAAGTTGATTGGCACATGAAGCCCGCAAACTGTTTTTCCTCTCAACGGGATGACGTGATCAACGTGCCACACAAACCCAAACATTTTTGTACGCAACTTTGCTAAGTCATATGCCTCTTCAATAAGCCAGTGATCATCTTCTGTTAGCCAAGATGGGGTGGCGTTAAGTTTTTGTGCATGGCGTTTCATGCAGTTAGCGTTAACCTTAGCGACGTTTTGTTTTTTCCACTCAGCCACACGTTGCTTTACTTCAGTTTTATTTTTTTGATAGTTTTCAGCCATGTTGGCTGCGTGTTTTTCTTTGTTTGCCAAATAATAAAGGCGTTTCTTTTCTAGTTTTATGCGACGTTGCTCGGCCTTTTTTTGCTCAATAACCTCTGGTGACTCAGGAGGCTTTCGTCTTGCCTCATTTATGCACGGTTGACACCACCCCTGATAGCCATCCTTATTTGCCTTGCAAAAGGAAAAGCTTTCAAATGATTTTGTTTCTTTGCACCGGCTACATGTTTTCATGATTTCTGGTACTTCTCTACGCTGCGGCCAACAAAAAAGAATGAAAGCACCATTGATAGCATTCCAAAATCATCTTCATCCCAGCTCTTAACTAAGACATCAGCCCAGTTTGCATCAGCTTGAAAGGCCAGCGTTATTGAAGCAGCCTTGACTCCTGCGTACATGAAGAACAAAAACCAAGTTATACCAGGACGTACTGAAGCGGATATAAATGCCATAAACCAACCCGCTGCCTTAGCAGTTTCAGCCTGCTCCTTAAAAGCCTCTTTAATCGTGTCCATTTGCGAGATCGAGTAGTCCACATACTTCTCCTCCATCTTGAACTCGCCTCGCAGCTTCTCAAGGTCGGTCTGAAGCTGGAACATGGATAGCTCGTGTTGGCGTTCGTTCTTCTTGTCCAAGAACTTCAAGACTTCCGGGGCGAGGCGGAAGATACCGCCAAAGATGGAACCAAGAAGACCGCCGCTTAGCAGATCAAACATGATTACCCCTTAGCCGTTACGATGTCGGCACCCTTCTTGACTGTCACCTTGCTACCTTCAACATCAACGTGCATAGGTGGCTCGGCACGGTCCAGCTTGTCAAGACGGTGGATCAAGTCTTTAATCACCTCAAACTCAGGCTTCTCCTGCTTCGGTGCAGTACCAGCAATGCCGTTTAGCATCTGAATAAGTGCAGTAAGTGAAGCGCCCAAAAGGCCCATAACAGCGGCTATCTTTTCACCCTCAAGGAATAACGATGCGCCAACACCCACAAGTACGATTAGGAAGATATACAGTAAGCCGTCTTCGCCAATGGCTTTACCTGCTACTTCTTTGGCCGAGTCTTGTGCTTTAAGCTCTTCAAGCCGGATCTTGGCTTGTGCTTTAAGAACCGCCAGTTCGTGGGTTTTGTCGTCCATATTTGCCCCTTACAACCTAAAACGGCCCGCCTGGAGACATGTAAACACCCGTGTTTGTCGTGGCTGTCGTTCCGTTTACTTCGTTAAGAACCGTACTCTTTTGAAATGTTAAAAGTTTTGTCTGCGCCGTAACCGGCAACAATCCTGTAGGAACGGTTGCAGATGTAAACCCTGACCCTACATTAAGCCTAAAGGAAGCCATAAGGCCGAAAAGATAGTTAGTAGTTAGCGAGTTAATACCCGCTCCAAATTTATTATTAGGAAATGAAAGAGACCATGTAACGGTTGCGTCGCTTGCAACTTGTGTTGAGTTGATAAACATCCTCGTTGTTCCGCTAACCCTAGAGACGGCAATGTAATACCAAGTTCCCGTGTTGACAGTAGACGAAGATGTAAGCGTTACTACGCCGCTAATGTTTCCAAACCGAGCGATAATATTTCTTGTGCTATTAATCGTTATTTGTAAACCAACAGTATTAGCTTGGTAACCAGAATCAAAAATACAATCCTGCGAAGCAGAAGGAGGGCTAATCGTTTGATTAAGAAAAAACTCAACCGAGAAATCATTAGCGCCAGGGCTAAGATCCGTAGTATTAAAAATACAATATTCGCCGTTTAAGAAAATAGCGTAATAAGGTTGGGCCTGTTGATTGCTAAGAGGCTTAAGACATCCGTAAGAAGAGAGAATCGGCATTATGCGTACCGAGATTGGCTAGCAAAAACAGTGTATGCCGCGCTGCCAGTTTTAATTACGGTATAAGTGTAAACATCTACTCCGTTGATATTGCCAGCGCTTGGCGCAGATCCGCCTAACCATTTAGGCGTTACAGAGGCTCCGTCCTTC